GCTCTTTCTTTTCTACCAAGGTCTACAAAACCACCTGTATTTCTGTAGTCTTTTTCTTTGCCACCCATGTCAAGTAAAGGCATTATTTCTTCTGATACTTCAGTTTCCATAATACCACCTTCTTGTGCTCCCACTCTTACCGGTACTCCACCTGATCTATAATCAAATTTATTATAACCCGCAGGTGTTGTATAACCCGCTACTTCTGAACCTGGCACAGGTCCACCATTTGCTGCCATCATAACCGGTTGTGGTTGTTCCATACCTGCTCCTTCTGGTGCAGCTTCTTGCATTACTGCTTTTACAAATTGTTCAAAAGATAATGTGCCACCTTTGTTTTTATATTTTACATATTCCATCATAAGCATTTGTTCTGCTTGAGCTTGACCTGCGTCACCACCCATATTTAAAAATGTTTTAGGCATTCTTCTAGACACGCCTGCACCTGATCTAATGTATTCTTCTTCGTCATCTTCTTTAACCATCATGCCATCTGCATAACCTGCACGACCACCGTCAGCAGCATAAAAATTTTGCATTACAAATCTTTTTTGTGGCATAAAATCTAAACCAGCACCTGCTGTTCCTTGACCAGTGTAATAATCTTTTGCTCTTTGAACTTGATATCTTGGGTCCATGACATCTACAACTTCTTCCTCTTCATCTTCACCACCACCCATTAAAAATGGTAAAGCTGTTGCAGCAGCCCCGGCAGTAAGAAATGCTCTCTTACCAGAAAAAGCACCACCACTTCCTAGAAGACCTTGACCCGCTAAACCTGTGCCACCTTTAAGACCAAAAGCTAGTCTACTTAAACCACCACCAATATTGCTTAAACCAAAATTTTTCATGCCTCCTGTTTTAAGCATATTTAAAAAACCACCACCTTTAGCGGCGCCACCTAAAGCACCTAAGCCATATGCACCTGCTGCGAGTAGTCCTAATTTACCTATTGGACTTTTAGCAATTTTTTTAATACCTCTAGTAGCTTTCTTAACAAGTTTTCCTAAGAAATAATTTTGTCTAGGATCCTGTAAGGAGCCTATTCCTGATTGTATTTGTTGGGGTTCTTGCATTCTAGATATTGCCATAATTTTACCTTAATCCCTATGTTTACTTGGTTTTACTAAATAAATCAAGAGGAGGCATAACAACATTTACATCTTGTGCCATCTCTTCTGGCTTATAACCCTTAGCTTCCCAGTCTTTTCTTTCCTTAAAAATTTCACCTGTTTTTTTGTGTCTATAGGTCTCTTCTACTTTAGCGTGATATACTTCCATTAGTCTATTTTCTCCTTTAATATATTTAAAAAACTAACTGCAAAATCAAATGAATCTGTAGTGCTTGATTGTATGGTAAAAGCTGACCCACCTTCTACTATTAAAGGTTGAGTTAATAATTCCTTTGTTTCATTAGCTGTTAAAGCAGCTGATTTTATAGCTGTAATACTATTATTTGTGACAGTCACACTTGGTGTGCCAGCAGATGTAACTAATATAGACTTAATAATTATAGTTTCATTAACCCCTGGTTTACCTGTTGCAAAAACAGTTAATGCATTTCCTGTAGTATCGTTATCTTTACCGACAAATTTATACTGGTTTACTACTGCCATTATTCTAAAAAGAAACTTTTAGCTTCTATCTCCTGTTTTACTTCTTCTTGAAAAGAAGAATTGAGTTTTGTAATTACTGAATCAAGATCCCTGACTAATGATTGTAAATTTTTTTGATCGTATTCTGGTTCAGCTCTAGTTAATGATTGTACAATTTTTGCCATTATAAAATACTTGCTAGTCCTCCATAAAAGAAAGGTCTTCTGTTACTGCCATCAATAAACCCACCATCTTTTTCTCCACCACCTGGATCAAATGGATCGTTGTAGCCTACTTCAGCACCAGAACTATCAAACTGTTGACCTGCACTACCATCAGAATAACCATCATCTCGACCTGCATCAAAATCTCTATATGCTTGATCTATTGTGGCTTGTTGCTGCTGTGCTATTTGTTGTTGTGCAGCTTTATCACCACCTCGACCTGCAAACGCGGCTTCATCTATATTGCTTGCACCTATATCTCTAAGGTTATCTCTGTAATTAAAATCATTAACACCTTGAAGAGTTTTATATTGATTTAAAATAAGTTTTAAATTTTTTCTTTTTCTAGGGTCTTGATTAATATAATCTTCATATTCTTCAATGCTTCCATACTTGTCTATCTTACCTTGGAAATAATCATTAATTGTATCTTCAGTTATTCTACTAAAATTTTTACCATCTAATGTTTTCATACCACCAGGTCCATCATACAAAAATCCCTGACTAGCTAAAGCATCGTAATATTGTTTTTGTGTATCACTTAATCCTGCTATACCATACCGACCACCACCTTCTCCTGTGCCATAATTTTTATCGATTTCTGCTGCTGTCATACCAGTCTTTCCTGGATTCATTCTATTTTCAATTGCACCAGTTAAAAATCTTCCACCAGGTAGTATAGCCAAACCTGCTTTCATCCAACTAGGTAATTCTTTTTCAGGTTGAAGTGTATAATCTTTATAAAAAACTGGTTCACCCTTTTCGTTAACTTGACCATAATCAAAATATCTTCCCGGTCCTTTTTGAGTTACATTTCCTGGAAGACCGCCTCTATAATTTATAGAATTATAATAACCTGATTGTCCTGCGTAAGGTCCAGACGTTATTACACTTTTATCACCAGGTTGAACCGCTGTACCATAACCAAATAAATTTCCACCTATGTTATTATCTTTTCCACCACTTCCAGCAAAAGCAAAAGCATTAGTATTTACAATACCTGAATCAGTTACCGGTTCTTCTGGTTTAGTAGGTATTTTAAAAGGATTTAATAAAAATTCTTGTGGTGGAATATATTTAAAACCTGCTTCTCGTATCTCTCGGTCAGTAGCCATTATCTTCTTCCTCCTGGGTGTATATCTAATCTAAATGTTCCTAACTTCCAATCTTCATTAGTAGTTGTGTTAGCTATTTCTAATGCAATTTGTCGTGCTCTTACTCTTACGTCTTTTTTAGTTGTAGTAGAGTCACATGTAAAAGAAGTGGTTGTCTCACTACTGTTAGGATATAATCTTGTTATAAATTTAACTGCAGTACTTCCTGTTTGACTAATAAAGTCTGGAACAAATCTACTAATCCTCATAATGTATTCACCGTCTCCTCTAAGGTCTGGCATTCCTACTGTTTGTCCTGTTGTACCTCTACGTTGGGTAATATCAAAATCACCAGAGGTAATCGTACCAATTACAGCAGTCACAGCACCTCCAGCATTTATTTGATCGGTCCCTGTTTCCTGATTATAGTATATAGTGCTACCATCAGTGTTTCCAGTACAATCGGTTGATGCGTTATCAGATGGATTATAAAATGTTGCATGTGGTCTATCAAATACAGCTGAATCCTGCCACGCTGCTCTAGGTAAAGTTCCTGTTGTCCATATAGGACGTTTAGGTGATGAGTCTAAATAATTATAGGTAACTACTCTATTAATTTGATTGGATCCTGCTGTACAATAAAACCAGTTTATCTCACCAAACAAATTATTTAATCCTGCATTAATAAGATCTCTAGATGTAGCATTTATATCATCGTAAACATGGTCTTCAACAAGACAAGGTAGTGATCTTAACTGACCATCGTATGTAAAAAAACCATTCTCTGACATCCAGTAAGCAGATCCATCAACTTCAATACAAGCATTCTTACCAAATAATCCACAGTTAGTGCCTACTTGTTCAAATGAGAAAGTAAATGGTTGTCCTACAAATTTCATAAGAAACAATGCAGTATCTGTCCACACATATATTGCATCTCTACCTTTTATAGCACCCATGATTTTAGAACCATCTGCAAGTCTTTGAGTGCCGGAAGTGTTTTCAGCTTTAACTGTATACGCATCTGTTCCATCAATATTTTCTTGATCTGAGAATCTAATAAACATATCATCTTGAGTCGATGCCGAGCCTACGGTTGTTTCTGTTCCAAAAAATACTAAGTGTCTGTCAGGTGTAGATACTAACACATGACGTGATGCAGTAGGAGCATTCGCTAATAACGTTGCTCTTGTAGAAGTAGAACCAGCACCAGCTGCGTCCCATTCAAAACATGGACCATTATAAATAAGTGCAATTAATTTTGTACCAAAGTTATCAAGAACCCATAGACCAGGATCAATTGTAAAGTCAGAAGAAGATGCATCACCCCAACCAAAAAAATCAGAAATGTTAGTTACAGTTGCACCGGCACTGTGTCCTGCCTTAGTGGTACCGTTAACTTCTCTTGCACCACCACTTAAAATATTTGTTGTAGTATTATTAGCAGCAAAACTTATATCTTCTGATCCAATTCTAATTTCTCCAAATGATGGAAACGCTGCTGTACTAGTTAAAGGAATATCAGTTACAGTGTCATTAATAGTAGAGGCCAAAGTTGTCGTCACTGCTCCTGGAGCATCACCAGACCATAAACCCGTACCCCAACCAAAACCACCAAGTTGTTGAGATGGACCCACTGTGTAATAACATAAGACCGAAGCAGATCCACTAGTTGACAAAGGAGTTCCTGCTTCTTGAGTATCCATTGTAATTGTAAAAGTGGTTGATGTGGGTGCTGAAGTAACCATAAATTTTTGGTCTTCAAATGTTGCATCTGTAAAAGTAGAACCTACTGCTGTTACACCGCTGACAGAATCAAACATAACAATATCATTGTCGTTCAAACCATGGCTAGTGCCACAGGTTACAGTAACTGTAGTTGAAGACGATGTGCTTGTAAAACTAACACCTGTTAAAGTAGTTCTAATTGGGTGTATATCGTAATAAGTTCCACCTGAATATACATATAAAATTCTGTTAGTTCCTATAGCTGCGTATTTAATACCTGCATTATCATCAAAATGATGAATAGCTCTGGCAGCACCAGTTAATTTATCCTGTCCTAATTGTGTCCAACCACCTATTTTTTCAGGTGTACCATATCTAAATCTAACATTATCACCATCAAACCATTGCCCTTCAGCGCCGGTTTCCGTGACTTGTTTATTAAATCCTGGAGCAAAGCCTAATTTTTGTAGCATATAAAAACCTGTTTATCAGGTGTTATATCTGCTTTTTATTTGTATATCAATTATTTAAAACTAGGTATTTTTATACCAGGCAGCCACAACGTACCTTATATTTTTCTCAACCTTGTTGACTCCATGCTTATAAAAAACACCATTAAAAAATAAACCCCTTCCTAAAACAGGTTTAATAGTTGTGGTATCTTCATAGTAAGTTTGACCACCTTCAAAATCCTCATTTAAATAAACTATTGAAGCTAGAGTTGTTTCACTACTTGTTAGATCAAAATGTAACTCTTGTTTAGAATTTACAGGCCATTTTACTAATTCAAACCAATCAATTTTACAATTAAATAACTTTGAAGTTTCTTCTAATTTTTCTACTAAAAAATTAATTTTAGAATTATTTTTATTTAGGCTAAGAGGATAAACATCGCGAAAAAGAAAAGCTTTCTTTTCATTTTTTTTATAGAAATCAATTAAAAAATCACATTCTTTTTTTGATAAAAAATTATCAACTATTAAAGTATGCATGTATTAATACACCCAAGAGACATAAGAATACCTTGTTCCTTTTTTAACAGGATCTACTCTATGAGGATATAAAAAATTAGAAGGAAATATTAATAAGTCTCCTGCCAAAAGTTCAATCTTTTTATTTTTAAACATTATAAATTCTCCTCCCTCGTAGTTATCATTTAAAACTCCAACAATACTTAAAATAGGTACACCTTTTATTTGACCATCAAACATAGAATGTATGTGGTCGCAGTGTTCCGCCATTTTTTTAGTTTTTGAATAACGGTTAAATCTTATTCTTGAATAACCTTGCCAACTATTAAACCAATCAAAATTATAATCTTTTATATAACTTTCAATTGCTAACCATAATTTTCCCATAATAATTTTTGAATCTATACCCTCATCATTATTCATATTCATTGACACTTCTAGTTCTTGTTCTCCAGACCTATTTATATTTTCTTTGGTATTTACGTCATAAAATTCATGTTGTGACCATTTTAATTTTTTAATTTCTTTTATGGTTTTATTGCAAATGTTTTTATTTAAAAAGTTAGGTATTCTTTTTACATAGAAATCTAAATTTTTTTTCATGACTAATCTAATATAAGTTCTGTTAAATTATGATTACTACCAAAAGTTCCTTTGATAAAAACATTAAAAGATAAACTTACTCTAGTATTCTCTCCTTGTTTAGTTTCAACCATATGAATTAAAGAAGAAGGAAATAAAAAAATATCTCCTGTTGTTACTGGAAACCACCATGATTCAGAATTAAATAAATTCCAATTTTTAACTTCAGGTTTTATAGTTTTATGTACTTCATTAAAAAATGTAATTTTATCTAATGTTTTATGACAATTAATATAAAACACTCCTGATATAAGTGAATTAGAATGTGTATGTTTATGGTGATACTGATCTTTCTCAGTATAATTTATCCAAGATTGTGTGATGTAAGGTTCAATATTATTTTTAGATGATATTATTCTTTCAAAATAATCTTTTACTCTTAGCTCTAGATCTTTTTTTAATTTTTTAAATGGTTTTTCATTTAAAACATAATTATTAGCAGATGTAGTATTACCTGCATTTTTTGTAAAATTTTTTTTATTTTTTTCTACAAACTTTAATTCTAATGATGTTAGTTTTCTATTTAATTGAGATGTGTAAACAGGTGTTGGAAATATTCCAATAATTCTTGGTTCTTTCATTTTTCTAATTGTGCCACTAATTCTTGTTTCTTTCATTAATACTCTATTAGAGTATTTTAATCAGTTTGTAAAGTCCAAGATGTCGTTTCTTCGTCCCAAGAATATAAATCAGGAATGGGTTCACCTTCCGGATCATTACCAAGGTTTTGTGTATAAGTCATAGGATAAGCAATAGGAGGATCATATTTACCTTTTGATTCATCTAATATCCAAGAATCAAATGGTTTAGGTCCGATAAAACCATCTAATGCTTCATCATAAGTAAAACCTATTCCTGCATAATTTAGTCTAAAAGGTGTACCACCTAATTTATGCTCTCCATGCATTGTGTTGTACGAAGTTCTTTTACAAGTTTGTCCACGAAAATTACCATAATGTTCTTCCCAATTAACACCATCTTCGTTTTCATTTTTACCAACAATAACTTCTGTTACTACATTGTTCTCATCTAAAAATGCATAATGTGCCATATTATTTACTCCACTCCACATTTCCTGTTCCAGCAGTGATAGAAGAAACTTTAAATCCTCCTGCTGCACCTGGAGTTGAAATACTTAAACCTCCACCAGGATTTGAAATAGTAAATGTATCTGGATATTTTAAAATAACAATTCCAGAACCGCCAGCTCCACCTGCGTTAGGTCCTGAACCAGGTCCTACGCCACTACCGCCGCCGCCACCGCCGCCAGTGTTTGTTACGCCATTTCCTCCCTGTGCAGAAGCTCCATTACCGCCTGGTCCACCTGTTCCACTAGGATTACCGGATCCACCATTACCACCGTAGGCTCCACCGCCTCCACCAGCTCTTGTGACCGGAGTTCCTGTTATAGGATTTGCAGCACCAGATCCACCAGCTCCACCAAATTTTGGACCTGTGTTGTTCGCACCAGCAGATCCTGCAGAACCAGCACCACCGCCGCCGCCACCGCCGCCGTTAGGGTTACCAGCACCACCATCATTTCCTTGTCCTGGAGTACCAGTTCCAATATTATTATCTGACTGACCACCACCAGAACCAC